AGTCCTGCTTTTGCTCTGCAATAAACTTCTCTACCGCTTTCCAGGTCAGAGAGTGCGGGTCAATCATGTATTAACCGAATGTATCGAAGCCGTTGGAGATGTTGCGGGAGCGTAACGAAGCATCCGTGAGCCGGACGTTGGTATTCGCCGCCGCCTTATCTCGATCGGTTCTGATCTTCTCTGAATCTATTGCGACACGGGCCTGCAAGGACTCCGTGTTCATCGTGTACTTAGCATTAAGCTCTGCTAATTTGAGGCGCTCTGACAGCTCCAGCTTCGCTATCTCAAGTCTCTCTACCTGTTCGAGCCTCGCCTGCTCGAGCGCTGTTCGGGTTTGCAGCTCTGCTTGATCCTGAGCAATGTTGGCGCTGGCCTTCTGGGCATCAAGCTCTAGCTTTTGCTGTTGTATCTGTAGATCAATTTGCTTGAGTTGCGCCTGGATCATCGCCGCCTCTTGCCGGGGATCAGCCTGCTGCATAGCCATCATCTCGGCCTGCTGGGCTTCCATCTCTGCAATCTCTTCTTCGCCCAGCGTGATCTGCTCATAAGGCAGTTCGAGGGACTTGGCGATCTCCCGGTCAAGCTCTGCCCAGTCACGGCGCTTGTTAAACTCAGGCACCGACATAGACAGGTTGGAGTAGATCATCAGGTTTTCTTGCTGCTTCTCGCGAACAAGTAGCGCACCCGATCCACGCGCTTCAATACTGAAGTCACCTTTGATATCGGGCTTCTCGTTAAACTGCATATTCCAGTCATAGAACCGGGTAATCAGCGGCCGGGTGATATCGTCATCCCAGTTTTTGACCGCCTTACGCAACACGATATTCGAGCTGTTCATCAGCATCGCCATACCGGATGACGTCTTAGTAACGTGCGGGCCCATCTCGCCCTGGGCAATCAACGGCAGATTGGTTTCTTCGTCAGCAAGCTGTCGCGCCATCGTGAAGATATTGGCCAGTTCGATCTGGTGGCTGGGTGTTGCAAACGAAGCAAACGCCTCTTGAACCGATCTGGTCTTATCGCGCAGATACCAAATCTTCTTGGGCGTCATATCCCATGACCCGTCAGCCGGGTACAGGAGCTCCTTGTTGATGACTAACTGGTCGGCTACCGATAGCCCTGCGTTGTCCATCATCATTCGCCAGGAGGCGTTTATGACCTTCTGAGCGCTACGCATGAGGCATGGCACGCCGAAGCCAAAGATTGAGGACTCATCCTTTTCCCAGTTAAACACCGAGAACGGTCGCTCATCCGAATCCATTGGGTTTAGAGATACCTTGATGACCCGGTTACCGCAGAAAAAGACTGTCGCCTCGATCTCGTCATCGAGCTCGTCGATCTCGTCGTTCTCCATGCTGTCATCAGACATCGACATCGCATCGACCAGTTCTGACTTAGAGATAGGCCCGTGGTATTCCCATATCTCGTATTTATTGCCCTCGCCTACCGTGTTGATCCCCGTAATATTTCGGATGTCATCGGTAAAGTCTTTGGCAATGTGGGTGCTCTTGGCCCCTTCTTTGACAATCTCGCGGAGCTGGCCAACCAATACGCCAGGCAAGTTCGCCATATCCCGGAGCTGCTTCTTTGACAGTCGGCGGCGCTCGAATACAAACTCAGCCTCTGAGATGTTCTTGGCTGACATATCCGGGTAGAAATCCCAGGGATCTACGCGCTCGACCGTAGGCTCCAGCGCCTCCACGATCTGCAACATACTCATACCGTCAGGCATGACGTCCCAGCGCTTTTTAGTGCGGCCGATAATGATTGGGCCCTTCAGCACAGCAGTCCCGAGCTGGCAAGCATCGTGGATGATGTCCCGTGCCTTGATGTGATATCGAGACTCTAAAAGCTGGTCATCGATGACATCCTGCATGGCAATCGCTTTTTCTTCCGCCTCTGCCTTTAGCTGTCGCGCCATCTGGATCGGGGCTTCTTGCTCCGGGGCCATCGGCTGCTGCTTGCTCAGATAATCGAGCTCGGGCACTGGCGTGGATTGGATGCTGAAGTTGCGGTCATCAGTCGGGAACAACATATCCTGCAACCGGGCTTCGGCTGCATTGGTCTTGTTCCGGGTGATGTTGACGAACACCTCAGATCCCTTGGCGCGCTTGAGCTTTACTTGCTCGTCAGACGCATACTCGCCGTGATACTGACGGATATCATCTAGCCAGCGCTGTTCGATCTGGTTTCGCTTCGCGACCTGTTCAGACGCAAGCGTGTTTAGCCGGGAAGCAAAAACGTGCAGGCGCTCAGCGATTTCGAGCTCGCGTTCCTCCTGGGTAGGAGTCTCCGCGAAGGCGTCCTCGAAGTCGCCGTATGATTCGATCATCTCTTGCATGGCTTCCCTTTAGTAACCGGCAACCTTGTCAACGATCGTCGGTTGCGTGATGAGCTCAGCGTCCCTATCCAATACCAGGGGCTCAGCAAAAGTCAGTGCGAGGGCGTCCGCACAGTCAGTCGAGCGGTATCCACGCTTTTTGATTTCGTCTTTACTCTCCAGCTTTCGCCGTGAATTCGAGTCGTACTTGTACTGCGGCGCACATAGATCGGTATGCAGATCATCACGATCCGGGATCATTACCGGCACATCAGACGCCAGCCAATCTTTCATGTTCCACCACATCTCAGCCCGACGATTGAGAAACCGCTGGGGATCTAAGGCAGCACTACCGAAGTTAATCGGCACCACCACATCATCGTGGCCTAGCTCGTCTAATCGGTCGACAACGCCCGCACCCAGGCCACCGACATCGATCGCGACCTGATCCGGGTTTTCGTTTTTAATTAGCGTGTGGACAATGCCCGCTACTTCCATGGTCGAGAGATTCTCGAACACTTCGAGGAAGTACGCCGATCTACCCCTACGCCTGACAATGGCCGTCCTGTCGTCTCCAAAACGCGCAGGATCGACGCCAATAATCAGAGGGCCGACAGCCAGCACTTTGTTCTTGCGTGCCTGTACGACCAGCTCAGGGCGTATCAGGCTATCCCCGCCGGACACCTGGAACGCCTCCTGGGCGGTCATCGGATATTCCTGCCGGAAGGCAAACAATCCGTCGATGCCATCAGCAGAAAGCTCAGCAATCTTCGAGCGCCGAAACGCTATCTGGTGATCGTCGAGCCCGTATATCTCTGCGAGCTCCTGCTCCTCGTCAGAGCGCTTGAGCCCCTTCGGATCCTTGCGGTACTCGTCCTGCCAGAACCAGGGCACAAAGATCGCCTGGAACGGACTAGCTCCCGTCTCTGCCTGCTGCCACTGCTGATAGAAAAAGTTTCCTACGCCGTTGGCGGTAGACTCCAGGATGATCTCCGTATCCGCCTCATCTGGCACCGCCTGTAGGATGCCCTTCGCGTGCTCCGAGGCATTAGGCCAGTACGCCACCTCAGACCCATGGAAATACTGGATCGTTGTTCCACGACCAACACTCTTGTTTCCTGCTGTCCCGACCTTGTAACCCGAGTCCAGCTTGTCGAAGCTGAGCTCTTTCTGGTTACTCGCCCCGGTTGACGGCTTCACAAAGTTTGGTGCCGACTGGTGATACCGCTCCACCATCTCAAACAGCGCAGAGGTCGAATCCGCCTCATGCGTCAATATGAACGCCCGGACGCCCTTTCTGTGCGTAGTTTTCCAGTAGTACCGCCCCTCAACGTAGGTCGATACACCCTGCTGTCGGCCCTTGAGTATGATCGCTCTTACCTGGCCGGTTTCGCGCTTCTGTTCCTCGATACAGCTATGGATATAGCGCTGGGCTTTGTTCAGCAGCAGTGATTTAACTTCGCCAGACTTTGACCGTACCGCTAGACAATTCCGGGCATAAAACTCGAAATCATCTTTTAGTTTGAGCCGGGTCAGCTCAAGCTCTGTAGCCATTCCTCTTGGGTTACCTCAGTCAATGCGGCCTTGATCTCCGTCGATGACAACCTGGCATGGACGTAAGGTGCGGCGGCTTTGGCAGCGTCTATCCGATAACGGATGTCCTCTGCCTCGTTTTGGTAGATCGACGCGAGATACTCCAGGGGGGATGTCCCGCCCGCAGCACACACCCGGTCGATCTGAGCTTGTGAAGCCTTGTTAAAACTACCCTTCGGACGCCCGCGCTTTTTCTTCTCTTGCGGCTCCTCGATTACTTCATCCTCAGAATCTTCGTAATCGTCGTATTCTTCATCCCATTGGTCGGACATAGCTTGACCTCCCGGGAGTGGCACCCATGCCCGGCATGTCCTGGGCCATTGGGCTCATGCGCTTTAGCAGTCCCTTAACAGGCGTGGCCGGCACACCCATCGTCTGTTGAGCCTGCATCGTTAAGCCATCCACCACACGATTCTGGCCAGCCATAGCTTGCCCCTGCACAGTGCCAGAGGGAGCCTGTGGCGCAGTCATACGCATCGAGCGTACCCCGCCGTATGGGGATCGCGTCATAGGCTGTATCGGTTGCATGGCCATCTCCTCAGCTCATCGCCGGACGGCGCTGCTCCTTTACGCTGACCGTCTGATCGTCATATCTCATCGGGCTCACCGGGCGACCGCCAAAGTCAGCTTTCTCGTATCCGTTCGCATTGATCGGGTTAGATCCTGCGCCTACCTGAGTGGGCTGTACCGTGCCGCCCATCTGGGGTGCCGGTTGAGGCATCGCGCCAGATCCCGCTTGCCTGATCGCCTGATTCGCCCTGGCCACCGCTTCATCAACGCTGATTCCGGCCGTATTCTTGAGGATGCCATCCGCCACGTTCACCAGCAGGCTATTACCCGTCATGCCATACGAAATCAGGTTGGCTGCCAACCCGACAGGATTTAATAAACTCATTCTTGGCTCCTCTGCATTAACTGGTCGAGCTTCTCCGATATGGCCCGCAGATCCTCGCGCATTTCCTTCCGCAACTGCTCCCGATCGGCCTTCTCTTCCCGTAATTGCTCACGGTGACTTTCCGCAAGCTGCTGGACATCACGCTCCACCACTCGAATGTTGGCAGCGTTCAGCGTCACACCCTCAGAAACCGAGGTAAACGCCACAACCCCCGAGAACACCAAGCCGGCGGTCATCGCTATATCGCCCCAGCTTATCGAGGGATCCAGTCTCATTACTTAGCCCCGCCCTTCGCAAATCGCTCCATTGCCGGGCCCACAACCTTATCGAGATGCGGTGCCGCGAAATAGAAGCTCAGAATTAACATTACCGCCCCGGTCATGCTGTCCGCATGGGCCTGGGTGAGCTCGCTTGCCTCTTGCATACGGGCAGCGATCTCAGGGCTGCTGAACACCGCCCCGGTTACCATTACCCATCCAAATAAATACTGGAGAAGCCATATCAGCGTGATCGAGCACGCAATCAGCCGGCGGGCTAATGCCTGGCCGCTTGTGGCTTGCATCCATTCGATAACCATCGCCCGGGCCTTCTGTCGCTCAAGCGCTGCATCGTTCGCCTTCTCTTCATCGGTATACACCAACGCATCCAGGCTATTCGATATGCCCTCTACGGCCGCACCTATGGCCTTCTCGGAGCCAAAAATTTTGCCTACGAGTGCACCTAGTGCCATAGCTAAAAGCCCTCTAATCGCCGCTCTCGAACTCCTGCAACGCATCAGAGGCAGGATCTTCGAGAAGCGGGAACATATGCCCACACACACAGCACGATAGGATGTGCTGCTTTGGATTATTTGCGTCTACCTTCCAGGAAAAGATCGCAGATTCGCAGAGCCCGCACTCAATGACTGCAAGCTCGATCTTTACCAGCTCTTCGCGCTTTTTGCCGCCGTCGATACCAACCAGGTCACCCATTGCCCCGGGCCCGCCTGATATCACAGCGATGTCGCTCTACCTCGCCGTATTCCTTGTCATGCACGATGCAGTACATATCCCGGCCCGATCGGTAGCCCGAATTCATGTGCCAGGCGTCTTTAGCCGCCAGTGTGCGAAACGACTCGACCACACTGCCCCGCAGCTCTTGCCGGGTGGTGTGGTGGATATGGCCCGTATACCAGTAACGATGCTGGCTCTTCGCCCACATCTCCGGCTGATCGGTCGCCATGATCTCCGACAGGGCTTGCAGCTTGATCGTATCCCCGTGCGTGCAGGCGATCAGCGTTTTACCGTGCTCGAAATAATGAAACTTGTTAGTGGTCGGCAGTACCTCGACCCGGGGCTCTGCGTGGAAGTAAGCAGCCAGGAAGGCGCTCAACATCACGCTAGAGTGGTCATCGTGATTGCCTATGCAATTCACCACTGACACCCGCGGGTGCTTGGATAAGGCCAGGGTGATTAGATCCACCATGAGCATACAGCCGGCCTGCAAGACCTGGGGCCATCGAGTATCAACATCCACCGGGGTGCCCCGGGTTGTGGTGTTACCCCTGTTGTCAGCGTGGAAAAAATCACCCAGGTTCGCAATCAAGGCATGGTCAGTCTTGGGCGCAACTGACACTAGCCGGGAGGTCGCGTTTAGCAGATCCTCGCGGGCTATCTTGACGTCAAAGTTTTCGCCAGCCTCTTCAGCGTGAGCGTATGCCCCGATATGGGGGTCACCCATCACATAACAGGCCAGCAGATCGGCGGTATCGGATGTCGGCGCTTTGCGAGGCCGATACACGCCTTTGTAATCTTCCATCGCATCAGCAATGGCCTCTCGGATCTGTACCAGCGCCTGGGCGGGTGCCTGCTGCGTCTTGACCCACTGAGCCTTGACGTCACCCTCTTCGCCGTACAGCGTCGAGGTGCCCTTCACCACAAAGCCCTCAGCGACTTGATGCGTCATGTCATGCTCGGGGGCGATCCCCTGGGCGGCTGCTTGTTTCTTGAGCCGCCTGAGCAAGCTGTACACGCAGCGCTCGTTAATGTTGAGGACTGTACCCGCCTCGGCCACCGAATCCACTCTCAGCAGCGCGTCCAGGGTCTCCGCCTGCCGCCTTGTTTCCACAAACGGCCGGAGGTGTTCGTACTTGTCCATCAGCCTAGCTTTAGGCGTTCAGCGACATCCCGGGCCCTGGCGGGTGTCTGTTTAGCCCATAGGCTATCCAGCGCCTCCGCTTCGGCTTGCACCCAGTCGCTGCGCTTTATGGCCTCGATCATGTTCTCAAAGCCCAGAACACCCTCGACGCCCATCTGATAGGCCATCTCAAGGATGCAGTGCTGGCGTGGGGTGTTGAGCTCTCCGAACCAATCGTGCGCCTTTAAGCGCGTCTCGATCGTCTGCAAGTAGTCCCGCAGCAGAAGCTCTGCAATGTACGAAGGAACCCCGTGTCCGCCCTCTTCGATCATGGTTCCGTACCCGATCGTGAGATGGCCCAGGCTGCACCGATAAGCGTGCCGGCGATATCCCTCGAATTGTTTCACCCGCGCGAGTAGCTCGGGATCCTGACTTGCCCCCA